ATATACCCCATTTACACTCTTGGTAACTTTATAATCATTTTGCAAATAAGTCGATCTCATCTGACCAGAAACACTCACCAAAGACACATTTGCTTCATTTCCTGGCGCATTTTGTGACCAAGAGGTTTGAATTGGTAAATTGCCTTCAATACCCGATTGTACAAAATCAAACTTGTCGCCCTCTGATAATAATAATCCAGTATTAACAATATCAAAGTCACTAATAATTCCTGTTGGTCTAAACGTAGCAAATGGTGATGATACTGATGAAGTGATATCTTCTACTACAGATACTACATTCCCACTATAAACTCTTGCATTTTTTCTTGCAGTAGTAAATCCTAGGGCATCACTTTCAATACCATAAAACTCAGTTCCAGTTTTTTCTGCATAAGTAAATGCAACAGACTCACCATTTGCATCCACTACTCCTTCAATGTAAAATACACCATTGATTTCTGGAAATCCTACTGTAGAATCTACAACTAAAGATTTTTGTCCAAAAGAAAAGTTTACTCTACTAAGAGTTTGGTTGATTGGAGAAAAATTACCAGTAACGCTTTCGCTATTTACATAAATTCTATATAATTGTCTTTCTCCACTCTTTAGAGAAATAACTCTTTCAATAGATGCAGATGCTTCCTCAATAGAAGTGTCATGTGCATATTTTACTTGTTTCAGAACCAATCCAGAAAGATCGTCTGTAGTATATCCATTAGAAAGATTTACTAAATCTGCTTGGATAATAGTATCTACAGACCAAGTAGACTCAGATGCTTTAATTAGTTGCTCATTTGGATATCTTATGAGAACTTTATCATCATTAAAGGAACTTCTGAATAAAAACTCTACAGCAGGACTTGTTCCTTTAGATCTATAGAAATCTTTAATATACTTCAGTACAGTTGGTACATTTACCCCTTCATTTAGCCTTTCTACGGGCAAACCAGAAAAATACTGAGTTTTTAGGTTCTTGAATAAAGATGCTAAGAATAGATGAGTAATATTAATTACTTCAGTATCATTAGCAGCATGTTCAATAACCTCGGTGCTGGTATATGAATTAGATTCTAGTAGAAGATCGCCTAATTTGACGGTTCCAGCAGCCCCTCTCTTAATCTGACTGACAACACCAGTTTGTTTATTGATATTTTTATACTGAACAATTTCATTTCCGTTTGAAGATTTTAGAAGAAGCAATCCTTCTTTTGGAAATCTCTCAAAAATTGGAATATTATTTTTATCTACAGCATCAGCATTATTTACATCACTAGATAGCACAATTTGGGTGTCTGTAACAGACACATCATTTGCTAACACTGTCTCAAGAATAATACCATCCTTATAAAAATCAGAACTTTGATATGTCTGAATTTTTTTCAGGATTGAAGACGAAGAATTATCAATTTCAGTATACTTATAATACTGTTTGAAAAATTCAACAAATAGCGGATATTCCTGGACAAAAAAGTCTGGTAACTGGTTATCGACTAATTGGGAAATGTTGATCATTCTTTATGACTCCGCTAAAACTTGAATGCTTCTCTTGACTAAGGATAAAAATACTTCTCTTCTTGCGAAGATATCATAACTTCTAGGTTTCACCGTTACTTTTACAACTGATCCAGGTTCAGAAGTTCCAGTAATAACTAATGATGATTTTTGACCTAATAAAATCTCACCCGTTTCATAATTAATTGTCCCAATTGGTTCCCCAAGATATGTTTTGATGGAATTGTTGAGATAATATGCAAGAACATTCTTTGTAGTTCTATTACTATTTACATAGGATCCAGAGTAGTCATCTTCAAGAAATAGTGTATTGTCATATCCCTGAATATTGAATCCCGTAGAGGATAGAATAGGTGCATCAGTGTCAATCTGAAAAGCATTTACATAACACAGTTCATAAGATGCATTAGTATTCAAAACTGCCTGCAAATCTCTTCTGATAAACACCTTAGTGTCATTTCTGCTGATAGAAATGTCAGCATCATCAATAACTGATACCAATTTACTATATTTTAGTTTACCGCCAAATTTACTCAATGCAGTTGATGCTTCATGTAAATCGATAGCAGTTTCTACTAAACTTTTGATTTCAGATGCAGTTGAAGTTGTTTCATCTGCATTGTAATATATGACAGAATCAATTACAGGGTAAACTACTGCTGGGTCAATAATATCAACCGATAGAGATGCTACTTTATATTTCTGAAGTTTTTGCTTGATGAAGTTTTTAGAACTTGCTGATAATTTATCTCCAGACTTTGGTTTGATAACAATTTTTACTCTTCCATATTCTGGTGGAGATGATTCCTCACCACCAAAGGCAAATAAGTCATCAACATTGGGATAAACAAGTCTAGTAATAGTTTCGTAGTCAGAAGCAGTCACTGCTCTATTCTGAGTAGAATAGAACCTAGGTGCTTGGAATTTAATTGAATCAATTGACTCAATTTCTGCACCACCTTCAGTTACTGGTGAATTTGCAATTGTAATAGTCTGCAAAGCAGGTACAGCACCAATATTATTGGTTACATTTCCAGAAAATACAAAGTTTTCATTACCTTGAATACCATTTGCATCACTTCCACTTGAAATGATGTATGTGACAGTAACTTGAGATCCATCGTCCAACTGCTGCCCAATTACTCCATCACCAAAAATGAGTTCATAACGCTCATCTTCAATCTCCTGAATAAAATATACTTTTGATTCAGAATCGAGTTGAGTGATATTAGTGGATCTAGTATAGGTTACTTGCTCTGTACTGGATGCTGATGGGGAAACATATACAACTAAAGTGTCAAGATCGATTCCAGAATTCTCTAATACAAATCTTTGATCTAGATCCTGACGATTTACATTGAAGGTAGATGTGAGGTATGTCCCTTCATACAGTGAGACCCCTGTAAAAGCCGCTGTAGCGCCTAAAGAAGGGGACTGGGGATCCACATACACCAAAGGTGTGGTAATGTCTGTTGGAGTCGAAAATGTATATGAATTATTATCTTTTATTGCAGTAAATACTGCTCCTGATCTGATAGTGATTGATGCTGGAGCACTACCAGTCAATCCATCAAATGTTGAAAAAATATTGAAAGTAAATGCTGCTTTAGATGACTTTGTGGATCTTGGCAAATACCCTAAATTTCTGGCATGTAAAATAATATTATCCCTAAGAACCGCTGAACTTAGGAATGATTCATTTGCCACCATATTAGACATAAATGCCTGATATGATGTGTTATATGCTAGAAGATCTACAATATTTGAAAGTGCAGATCCATCAAAGTCATAATCGCTAAAATCAGTATTATTCTTTAGATAGTCTTTTAATACTGCTTTTATCTGCTCAAAATCTAAATCTGTTAGTTTTGTATTTGCCATTACCTAGTGCTCTCTAAAAACATGTCTACGGTCTGAAGATATGGTATACCAATGATGAAAAAGTTCAGTTGGGCAGAGAATCCGTTGTTTTCAAAATCTGGAGTTACCTCTACAGATTCCAATTCAACTCTCGGTTCATATGTCTTGATAAGACTCTCAATTTCTTGAGATAATGCTGCCGCAATACCAACGTCTATATTTTCAAATAGGAGACGATTTATGTTCGTACCCAAATTGGGTTGAAAAGGTCTTTCACCTTCATTCGTCAGAATCAAATGCTTTAATGCAGATGCAATAGCCTGCTCATTTCTTTTGATCAGAACATCCTTTGTTTTTGGATGCCGATCAAAAGAAAATGAAATATCTTTAAATGACCTAGATTTTTGTTGCGCCATAAGGCACTAATAACGTCGTCTTATATTTATTTAGACTCTATTGATGCCACCTTTCTACAAAATCATCAAATCCACCAGGACCTCCACAAGGTCTCGAAAGTCTGTCTGCTGGTGGTTTAGATGCTGCTCTTTTCTTATTTTCTTCATGCATTTTCAACCATTTTTCTGACTCCACCTCAGTAATTAGAGTCATACCCTCATTAATAAATTCTTCACTTTTGTCTACGTGATGATGATTTCCCATGAAAAAACCTCCTAAAAGTCCATAAGAACTTTTTAGGAGGTTGCTATCTCCTAAGGTATTTAGTCTCTAATTACTTACCTTGACCTCGGTATGGTTTACGTGCATTATTACGACTAGTGGCAGCATACTTAGTATTGGCAGAACGTCCTTGACGAGTCAATTTAGGTTTTCCTGGAACGTATCCAACACTCTTGTTCAAACCACCTTTTGCTTTTGCCATTTGTAAAGTTCTCTTGAAAGGATCAGTATAGCATCAATACCTGATAACGTCAAATGAATTGCAGAAGTCCCCATTAGGACTTGACTGCTGACCACAAGAAGTTCCATCCGAAGCCCAACCATAAACTGATCCCCTATGGGTAGATGCTTCATAAGTCCACCCATCTTTAGTAATCGTACCATCAAATGGATTTATAGTGACAGAATCAGTTTGAGTGTTCACAACAACAACACCATCAAAAATGATAACAATCTGTCTCCAACTACTAGGAGTAGTCTCACTACCACCAGTTCTTGTGTACCACCCATTTGAATATGTTGAAGGATTACATGCTGGGTTTTCATATACATCAGCTGTTGCAGTTCTACTACTTCCTGTAATTGGTGTTACCCCTGGTGGAATGATCCACATTGAGATTGTTCTTTCACTGTCGTATGAACCAGAAAATGTAGGTATTGATGAATTAACTGACTGTGCAAATGCACTAGTTCCTGGACTAGTATAATATTGAGGAGAACTATTATAATCCCCATAAGATAATCCAGTGTAATCCAAACCATATCCCCAATAAGGACCAGCATAACTATCAAGAGCATCTTCATGCCAAGCAAAATATACCAAATTTCTATATGAATCTGCTGTTGAAACATCTGCAAAACTACCCCAATCAGTAAGATCAGTTACCAATGGTAAGACATTTGCAGTTCTCATCTTGTAAAGATTATAATCAGTGGGATTTCCTGTTGCCCATGGTTTCTTAGATCCACCGATTGTAAATTGAATACGATAATTTGTAGCAGAGGTGTTACCAGCAGAACTACGAATACTCTGCCATCTTGCATTATCAATACACTTAGTATCTCCTGGATATACAGTACCGAATGTCTTCTGCATCGATGATGGTGGAGTCATGTAAGTACAGTTGGAAAAGATGAGGAATCTTCCATCGGGATCTGTATAATATTGACCTAAAACAGAAGACATGACAAGACGAGCGGATCCATTAGAATTATATCCTGCATTATTGCGGTTTGGATCCAGATCATCCCAAGTACCACCATTTGATAACAAATTATTTGTATTGACATTGGAGGTAAGACCATTAGTAACTAGTGATTGATTAATATAACCAGATCCTCCTCCACCACCAGATGCATTACGAGTGGATGAACCATTGTCATTACCACCACCGCCGCCACCGCCGCCGTAGTAACCGCCACCGCCACCGCCACCGCCTCCAGCGTTGGGGTAACCACCTCTATATCCATCACCACCTCTACCACCTTGTAAGGCGCTACCAGAGGATCCCCCTGCACCACCTCCTCCACCGCCAGAGGTTTGAGAACCACCTCCACCACCAGTGGATCCAATTTGAGTATCATTGGAGTTTGTACCTGCACTACCACTATTACCACCACCACGACCACCAGCAGATGATCCATGACCATATCCTCTACCACCAGATCCACCAGCAATCATAATTGCTGATGATTGAGATGCACTTAGACCATCAAAAATTCCAGTATAACCACCACCATTTTCATTTGATGGCCAACCATACCCAGTTCCATGTGATCCACCACCAACATTTGTATGAATTCTATAGTCATTTCCTTGTGTTAGGGTAACCCTACCTTCACTATATCCAGCATACTCACTACTTGTACTCTTACCCCACATCTTAATATCAACATCCTGTGGTGACTGTGGAATTACGTTCCACGTAGTACCAACACTACTATCACAAATCACTGGACCATCGATGTCAAATATCCAGTTTTGCGTTGTATTGTCTGGATAAACAAGAGTAAGATCGTATGGTTGTGCAAGTAGTTCAGCTTGTTCAGAAAATATAAAGATATCAGGTGCAACATCATTACTGACCTTGACACGATACTTGTCACCAAGATCATTTACAGAGTCAAGTGTTCCTGTTACATAAGTCACACTAGTTGCACCAGTAATGTCTACCCATTGGTCATCAACTGCTTCTTGTTTTTGCCACTGATATGTAAGATTTGCATTACCATTAATCTCAGCAACCACGTCAAACGATGCGGTTCCACCCTGAACAAACGTAGAATCTCTTGGATTTCTGAGAATTGTGAGTGTAATTGGGATAACAGTCAGTGTTACTTCATTTGAAATCAGAACTTGACCATAAATTGATGTTGCTATAACACGATAAACACTCTGATCATCAGTTAGAGCAACATTTGATATGTTTAGATTCGTTCCTGTAGCTCCAGAAATGTCCTGAAACTGCCCTAAAGAGTTTCTAATTTGCCACTGGTAAGAAACTGTACTTGAATCTGACATTTGTGCCAGAACAGTAAGGATTCCAGACTGTGTAAGTGGAATAGAAATGTCTGTTGGTTGAGTAACAATCTCAATTGTTGCCCAAAGACCTTCATCAGAATCAAATCTGATCGCAGAACTCCATACACTTTGAAAAGTTTCATGCAAATCAAAGATAAAAGCTCCAGAAAATAAGCAGTTTTGCGACAATGTGAGCGTTTGATTAGTATAATCAATGCTTTTGATGATAGAAACCGCAGAAAACATGTTTCCACCAACCAATCCCTTCAGATTACTCTTGTAATCTACTCTCATTGCATACTCAATTTCTTGAATTGCTACAGAATCTGCGACAATAAGACCAGTTTCCGCATTTTGACGCCCTAAAATTTCTACAACATTGGACCCATTAGTACATTTCAGCACCAAAGGGTCCAAAGAACGACCAGATTTGAGGTCAGAATGGTATTTTGCGCGTAAATAATAGTCTTTAAACGGTTCTAATACGTCTTCTGCAAAAAACCGAAGGGTTTTTAACGCGGTTGTATCAACTAATGACTCATAAACAATAAAATCACGGTCACCTACACGCCCATCATCACCAAATTCAGGTTGATTTGACACCTGCCATGAGGTTGCAACGTGATTTACGTCCTCATTGAACCTGTCTGGTGTAAAAGTGCTACCAATTGCAAAGGTATATTCTGTCTTGAGTGCCATATCATGCGTTCACTTGTGCGGTTGTAAGTGTTACATTAGTTGGTGCATTGAGTGCAGCTGCAGCATCACCTGCGAAAACATTCCTAGATCCTTTTCCTACTGCGGTACACGTTGGATCTCCAATTCTTCCGCAAGGAATATTATTAACAAATACCGTTTGATCGCCACGACTGATGGGTGCTGCATGTGTGGGGCAAGGATCACCAGGAAGTAAGTGTGCAGTATTGTTATGTGTCTGTAAACTCCATGAAATTCCGTTGACAAAAACATTCCTAGATCCCTTTGCTCTAGTCATTCCAGAACAATGGACAAGATCTGCATCACCAATTCGAGTCGCTGCTGGCATTTTATTCTTCGTATAAACTATATGCTTTATATTTTGGATCCTCTTCACCCCAACCATACTTCTCTTGCTGTGCAGTTACACCAATTTCTTTACGTAGCAAGTAGTTAATAATTGGAACATTATCATCTGGATTATTTAGTACCTTCTGAGTAATTGTATGAATCTCATACCCTGATGGAATCGTAATTGGAGCAATACCATTCGCAGGATCACCAGGAAAAAATCCACCCTGATATACAACATGAATATGATATGTTAATGTTACGTCATGTGTTGGATCAGGTCTAAACTCGGTAAGATGATCATATGAACTTGGTAGTTTTTCAATATATAAACTTTTCGTACCTTCCTCATCCGCATAAGGATGAGCTTCAACTATATTTGCATCTGTAGTATTATCATCCAAATATTCAACCTTATCACATGGAAATAATACCTTAGTGTATTGACCAGAAAATGTCATTCCCCCTGGTGCAAAAATTATCGGATACGTAACTCCACTAATCACTTTCGTTGAATCATTGTCAGGATCTAAAATCTTCATCTCTTTTGATAAAATATCAACTGATCCCTCAGTCCATGCTTTACAATCCCCTGGTTGTCCACTACCAGGTGCTCGTATAACTGTCTTCGCAAAATTATCAAACTCTACCCTCGCTTCAATAATTGTAATTGGCCATGGTGTCCCTAATGGACTTGGTGCAATTGATACTACAATTACATCAGACCATGAATCATGAAGTCTGACAGTAGATAATAGATTCTTATCAACTAGTGTGTACCCCACTGTCAGGGGGTAGGCGGCGTGAAATGACATCGAGATTTTTTTCTAATTTTTCTAATCTTCTGAAAAGTTCATCAAGTGCTTCTGAAAGTAATACATGATCTGTTCGCATCGGCACTCGATAATATAATTCAAACTGTGGGGGGTTTTGTGAGGTATCTTGCTTTTCCATTGTTTTCTATCAATTCTACAGCAATTTCGTCAGGATCAGGCTCGCCCGTACTATGAAAGTCTTCTGCGAATCCTGCGAGAATATCCAACATTTCGTCTTCGGAAACCTCGGAGTAAATACGGCGACCTCGGCAATAGATGTTGTAATTGTCCATAATTTGAATGACCTATAGTATGTATTATACCACGGAAAATTTTTTTGATCACTAGGTTCCCCTTTTGCAAATTCGAAAACAGAATACTTATCGCTCGTTTTCAAAGTTTTGTAGGTTAGAGGGACCCATTAGATTAATATACGGGGCGTTCGCAATAAGACGCGACCGTTCTCAATAACACTGCCAAAACACCTTTTTTGTTTTTTCAAAAAAGGCGAGGCACCCGCCCCGCCGTGGTAGGATCAGAAGTCTGCCAGATCACGAAACCAGGGGCGCTTGCCGCTGCCTTGGATCCAGTAAAGTTCCTGCCCGCCGTCCTTGCCAGCATGTTGGCGGTGGTCATCACGACCCAGCACGAACTGGCGGAGGTCATCCTTCGTCGCCCACCAGATGCTCACGTCGTCGGGGTTGATGCCGACGAAGATGATCCGATCGTAATCCTGTTCCCTGATCTGCTGCCAGGTCCAATTGTCCAGCGTCTCATTCCAGGTGGTGCTCACCTTGATCTCAGTCTTAATGCCGTTGATGATCCGATCATGCTCCGACGAAGCGGGACGATCGACACGATGCCCGAGCGCCTCCATCACCTGCTCAACCAGACGCTCGCCCTGGGCGCCTTTGGATTTGGGAGAGGGGATGTTTCGGAAGGACTGAAACTTGCTGCCTTCCCAGATGCTTTGCTTGCTGCTCTCCCACTTCTGATAGATGGGGAGGGATTCGATGAGAGCGGTGTGAGTCATGGTCCGTTGGTTTGGATCGTTAGGGATATTGTAGCAGATCACCAGACGAGGGAAGTCGTCGGATAATCGAAGGCGTAGCGGTTGACCCATTGCCCTGCCGATTGCTTAAGGTCAGCAAGCAGGCGGACCATATCACGACGGCGGACGGTGTGGGATGAGATGCTGCCGCTGTGCCAGAAAATCATGGCACGACGGCGAAGGGGGAACAATCGGATCTCAGCGGTGGCAGTGGAGTCGGTTTCCAGGATGATGGCGAAGTCGCGCATGGTGTCGGTGTCGTTCTTTGATATTGTAGCAGATCGGGGGGGATCACCCCAGGCGCATGGAGGAGAAGAACGGAACGGTGGTCGGACCCTGAGCGGTTCCCATGGTCACGAACCAGGACCAATCCTTCTGAAAGACGCGATCACAGGGTTCGCCGTGCTCTGCCAGGATGGCATTCAGGCGCGACTTGGTGGTGTTGGTCTGATGCCCACCATCAAACAGGCGGATGAAATTGTCACCGATCTCAGCGATCAGGTTGCCATGGAGTCGGACCTGGGCGACCTCATCAGTATGGGTCACGCTGGTGTTGGCGCTGCTCCAGTTCTTGCCGTTGGAGATGGCAGCGTTCATTTGGGATTCGATCTTTCGCATGTTAGGTGCTGTGCGGTTGACTTCTTAAAGATACAGGAGATGGGGGCGCTGTGCCACAAAAGTGGACAGTTCAGCAACCGAACACCAGATCAGCGATGGCATTGGTGTTGGCATCGGTGCGACACCAGCGGATCGGTTGACCTGAGGTCAGGCGCCAGATCATGCAGGGCTCTCCCCACTGCTGCCCGATCCTGTAGGCGCTGTGAATGCTGCAGGAGTACTGGGCGCCGTGCTCATCGAATTTTTTCCAGGCGATGGGTTGGACTGCAAACATGGTTCGGGTGTCGTTGGTGGTATTGTATCACGGGAAGGGGCGACCCCTCACAGTTCCCAGATCATCTCCTCCATCTCTTGGGCATCGATGGCAGGGTCATCCCAGCGCACACCGTCACCCGTGGTTTCCAGATGGCGACCGATCTGCCCGTCAGTCATGCAGCGCACGAACTTCTCCCAGGCAGTCTCAATGCCCACCTCACGGTAGGTCACACATGCCTTAGCAGTGTTGTAGAGAAACTCATCGTTGCCGATCCAGAGGGCAGCGTTCCAGGTTTCGTAGTTGGCGTAACCGTTCATGGTGGTTCGTTTGGTTGATGTGATTAGTATGGCACCCCCTGGCAGGGTCTGGGGGATTTGGTGGACACTTGCCCAACTGGTCGGGCAGCCGCCCAGTTTGTGTTAATTAGTGCCGAACATTTCTTGATACAAATCAAGATCCTGGTTCTTATACCTTTGGTTGGTCAACCAGATCTCTTGTTCGATCCAGGCAACTTGTGCCCTTGCCTTAAGCAAACTCTCACGCAGTTCGTAGAGTTTCTGATTACGTTCTGTGATGGTCATTTGTATCAGTAGCGAGAATCGTTGTTGAATTCTTTATACACTTGGGCAACTTCTTCCCAGTGATAATCTTTCAGAGGACCACACATATCCTCCATCCAATCATAAACCATGCACCAATCGGCATCGTTTTGAGTGATGAATGAGGGAAGCGATTGCAGATAAAAGTTGAAGGAATTCATGGCAAAAGTGCAAGGATCAGTGTACATAATCAGAGACCGTTGAGCATGTCAGCGATTGCCTCGCGATACTCTTCTTCAGTCTCAAAGACGCGACCGTGAACGGTCTTGGGGAACTCACCCATCTTAGCAGGGGTGGGCACGTAGTCGCGACCCTTGGCGTAGATCTGAGCGATGTAGGGATTGGAAGTGGTTTTGTTCATGCAGTCATGATGGCACAGAATCGGGGGCAATGGGGCGAATGGTGGACACTGTGCCAACCGTCCACGGGCGGCTGCCCAGTTTGTGTTAAGAACTCACTGAGAGTTTGCTTCACTTTCTACCAGAAGTTCAGG